TGTATAAATCTTCCATCCTTTTTGTTTTTATTTATAAATAATTTTTGTTGATGTATTTTGTTGCCATATTCAGCAAAGCCACTAAAGCCGATATTACTAATACTCCTGTTGGATTAATAACATCAGGTTGAATGGTTGTCGCTAGTCCGATAAGCAAAACGATAAAGGTGTTAGCTGTCGTCCAATAGGCGGTCTTAGCTTGGTTTGATTTTAGAAAGTCGATAATTGTTTGTTTCATATATTTATTTAATTATTAGAAAAATTGAAAGAAATTTGTGGTGTTGGCTACTACTGTGGAATATGTAATTTCTAAGTAAGGTCTTAAAGAGGTATTTGTTGCCTCTTTTGATGCCCAATCATTATAATTATTACCAGACTCGGTTGCTGCTTTTAACAAAAACCCTACTGTATCAGACCAAGTTAGTGTTATTGGATTTGTGGCAGCAGAACCCATTACTCCAAAAGAGTACCAAGTAAAATTGGTATTTCCTGTATTACTATCGACTATTGTTGCACCATAATCTCCACCTGCTGTTGTCCAATTATTTCCAGTTGAATAAACATTCCAAGTAACTTGACTTTCTACAAATGTCCTTGTTAATTGGTGCATATTAACCTGTGCTAGTGTTTGTGTGCCAACTGTATTATAAAGCCACATAACAACATCAGATATTGTTCCTGACCCACTTGGTAAAGTCCATTGAATAAACCCCCTCATTTTAAGATTTGTACCACTTGTATGATAGCCAGTCGCAAATTCTACTGCTGTAGACCTGTTTACTGTTGGAGATCCTTCACGACAGTCAGAATCTCCACTATTAGTCGATGTTGTATCAGTATCGTCCCAAGCCTGTAAGGTGTATTTATCTTTTACTTTTAATTTTGTTTTAGGTGATAGCTTGAAATATAGCTTTTTATCAACCACTTCAAAGTCAGCACTTTCTGCGGTGTCTTTCTTAACCAGTTTTTGGTAAAACTCTAAATCTTTAGCAAGCCCGTCTTTTATTTTTACATTATTACTATCATAGATTGAATAAGGAAGTTCACCTTTAACTGTCACTAATGGACTGTGATATTTATAAATTGATTTACCGTCAAGGTCATAAACTCTTACAACCTTTTTATCGTCATCAACCCTTATATCTCCCCACTCTGGGAGGTCAAGCATATAGTGTTTCTCTTCTTCTTTATTTATTTCTTTCCCCTCTGGAAAATTAAAGTTAGGAAGCTCTGTTCTTATGTCTTGAAATCCTTTATCTGTTTTGGCGTGTAATAAACCAGATGATTTAATACAAATCATCTTAGCTCCTCCGTCTGGGTGAAAAAAGTGTTTTTCTTCGTGAGTTCTTTTTGATTTATCCTCAAGATGAGAATTATTTATCCAATCAAAATTAGCCATTTCGTGTCTTTATTATTTATTTATCCTTGTGCTACACAAACCCATTTAGTCCTAGCAGTGCTATAGATAAAGCCTATATTTAATTGAGCGGTTGTGGCTGCGGTTGTCGTCGGTAGGGCAACTGTTGAAGCTTCATAAATAGCATTCCAAGTTAAAGCTCTAGCGGTTGTGGTGCTACTTGCTACTGAAATCAAAAGTTTCTGTCCGTCTGTTGGTGTTCCTCCTGGTGCATTAAAAAGTAAAGCACCAGCTTGAGCGGTTACTCTAAAGACATCGCAGTTATCAGCGTTTAAGGAAGTGCCTGTGTCTGTTGTGTAGGAAGTGGCTGATATTACTCTTGGGGTTATTCTTTTGTTGGTAAGAGTATTAGTAGAAGAAACAGACGGAATAACTACACCTTCAACAGCTAAAACACCTGCTGAGCTTCTTGTAATAGTTGTGTCAGTTGCGTGTCCTAGTTCTATACCTGCAAACTGTGGGCTATCGTCTGTATCAAGCCCTAGACTATTTCTAGTTGGTAGTGTTTGGTCTCCTGTGTTTACTCCTGATTGGTTTGCTAAAAGAGTTTTTTCAGCATCGGTAAAAGCATTAGTATTAGCTTCTAATTCATAAGCTGTTTTGATTTCTGCTCCTGTTTGGTCAGCGGTTGCACCTGCTTCAATTCCTGCTAACTTTGTTTTTTCAGTTGCGGTATAAACTTTATTAGTTGTGCCGTCTGCGTGGTTATCGGTGTTAAAGGCATCTCCTGCCTTGGCCGTTGGGTCATAGGTTGAAGCAAGCATATCGCCTGTTCCCTCTCCTGAAGCTCCTTTTTCTGCCATTAAATCCCAGTAAGTTGCGTTAGTTGGAAGATTTCCTGTGCTTGCTAATATACAAATATAGGAAGAACCGTTATAGGAAACTGCGTCATTGATTACATAAGCAGTGCCTGCGTTATAAGCACCTAGCCAAGTGATATCTAGTCCATCAGCTCCTGCATCTCCAGTAGCTCCTGTTGCACCTGTTGCACCAGTTGCTCCTGTATCCCCCTTATCGCCTTTGAGTTCTGATTTAAGGGCTTTTTTAGTTGTATTTGTTACCAAATCAACATAAGGAATGACATCGGTATTAAGCGGTGTTCCCTGTGTTAATTCTGATATTTTTTGATCCATATAATTATTTGATTATATTAATTTTAAAGGAGGCCTTCGCTTGTCGCTTTTAAATATTAACTTGGTTTATTTCTTGTTGAATAACTATCTGATGTTGCCTTGCTTCTTGTTGACCATTCCTCACCAAAAGCTAAAACAATCTTATCTCCGGTTTCTAATAAAAGATAAAAACTATCTTCTTTCAAAAGAAAATCATTTGTTGCGCTAGGTTTTCCTCTACCTGACCAATTATCTGCCATATTATTCTCCGTATTGTAGATCTCTATCATTTGGGAGGCTTGCCTCAAAATAACTTTGATCTCTGTTAGTTAATTTATCAATAACTTCTTGTTTGCTTCTTTCATAATCAGTCATACTATCAAAAGCTTCTTTCTTTTTTCCTCTTGCTTTATAAATATATTTTTCCATTCCAAGGGCGATAACTTCGTGATAATCCTTTGGTATTAAAATTGCACTTTCAGCGGCAGCGATTGTTATATCAGCTAGTGTAGCAATCCCATAAAGCTTTATTTGAGCATTGCCTGATGGACTATCCGGCAAATCAGCAGCCTTAAATTCAGGAGCGATAAAAATACTTTCATCAGCCACAAAATAAATAGGATCTGATTTTGGTTGGTTTTCCATATACCAAGCCCAATCGTGATATTTTAAAATTTCAGTTGGATCTACTTCTCTTGCCGGAGTGTAATTTTCATCAGTTGAATATCCTTTAATAAGCAATCTCATTAGCTTCTGCATTCCTGCTTGAGATGAGGTTGATGCCGGATATATATATTCTCCGTTGGCTCTATCTGTGTTTGTATTATCTTGAGCATCTATAGTCCAAATTTGGAAGAAAAAGTTTTCATTAACATCTTTTATAATTGTTTGCGCTAGATCGTGTCTTGCTAAATTTAAAAACAATAAAAGATTAGCATCAGTTATCTGAGTTGATTTTGTATGAGTATTAGATAAAGCTAGATTAGCTATTTGTTGAGCTGTCATAAGTTTTGTTTACACTTAATATAAACTTCAGGCCACCTCTAAGAGATGGCCTGTATGTTTAGATTTGTGTTGCTCCGGTTTCAATTCTGATCATTGAATTTTGTTGCAAAATCTTTGTTGCAAAAGCGATCTTAGCACCGACTTTTCGTCTTTGAGCTAATGGATCACTATCTGAAGTAGCAGCAGGAGTTACATAAGTTCTTAAAGTTTGGAACTCAGCAACACCATAAGCTCCACCACCGATAACCAATACAGGATATACAGTTACAGTTGAGCTGAATGTTTGGATGTGAGGAGCTAAAATAACTCTTACTCCATTTAACATTCCGATTTCGCCTTTAAATATTTGTTCAGGTCTTGCGTATTTGTTAACTTCTAACCAGTTGCCAGCACCTGTTTCTGATCTAAGATCATATAACTGATAAGAATGAATAAATGCGACATAGAAGCCATCAATTTTAGGAGCATAGTAGCTCTCTAATTTTGCTGAAGCTCTATTTAAAAGCTGAGCTGTCAATATACTGTCGTTACCTAGAGCTGTTCTAGCAGTCTTTGCTCCACCATAAATGACATTATCTCCTGCCATTATAGTTGTTTGGATTACAGCATCAATTTTTCTTGCCATTGCAGAACCTACTTCTACAGCAGCGCCCTTTAAGAAGTTGACAACATTAAGTTCAATCAACATATCTGAAAGAGTTACAACAATCCTATATTGAACAGGAGTAGTTGTGATAACAGTTGCATTAAATGCAGTGTCATCAGGGGTTGTTCCATCAGTTGAGGTTGTCCCTGCAGTTACAGCAGAAGCAGCTAATTGAGTGAACTTAGCCCATCCGATAGTGTTATAACCTGATGGGGTGTCAGGTCTTTTTCCCATTTTATGGAAATATAGATTTGGCTCAAAGTTTGCTAATACTTGTCTTGATATCCAAGATTGCAATACACCTGAGTTTAAATCATTTCTTGTTACAGCGGCCATATATTTGATAGCTTGCTTTTATGGTAACAAAAAAGCAAGTTTCTATGGTTAATAATAAAAACGAATAACCAATCTAACTTGCTTTAAAGATGTATTATAATACTAATCTCCCTGATGAAGCTTCAACTTTTAAATGAGCTTCTTGCTCCTCAAGTGTCATATTACTAGGATCTACACCCTTAACCAAGTTATGCTTGGGTTGATCACCAGTGTTAAGTTTATCAGAGTTTGAACTGATAGAGGCATCGTCTTTAGGAATTACACCCTCTCCCTGAAGCATTCTATAAGCTGCATAAGCAGAGATTGTAGGATGCTTAATCATAAGCTCCCTAATATCTTTCTCATATTCTGCTGCATTTGGAGTGGATTTATTTTCTTTAAGAGCCTCAACTTCAGCGATGTCGGATTTTTCGGCAGCCTCAGATTGTTGTCTTTGGCTAAGAGCTTTTTCAACAGCTTCTTTTACAAGCTGATCAACACTCTTATTTTTGTCCGTAGATGAATTATCTTCATCCCCTTTATCACCGGATTTTAAGCGCTCGTTTTCTGCTTTCAAGTCAGCAATCATTTTTTCTTTCGTTTGAGCATCAAGTTCTGCTTTCGCAGCAGCTTCTCTTGCTTCATTACGATCGGCCAAAAGATTTTTGATTTTGTCAGCTTTCTCAACAGGTTTATCATCGTTACTAGGATCTGTTTGATCTTTTAAAGGATCATCATCTTGTGGTTTGGGATCGTTTTGTGCAGGATCTCCGGACTGCGATAATTCATCGGTTAATACCTTATTCAATTCTGTTTCGTTTTCAGGCTTAGATAAGTCATCAACCTGTTTTTCTAATACTGGATCAACAGCATTAGCATTAGCTAGATTGTTTAAATCTGTCATATTTTTATAAGTTATATGCAGCTTATAACTGCTATATTTTATTTTCTAAAAATCATCTTGCAGAATGTCATCGCTGAAATCATCTTCTGTTATTTCATTGACATCTTGGAAGGCATCAGGGTTTTCCGGCCTCATTTCGCCAGTGCCTGATAGTTGTGAAATCATTAGATCAGGAAGTCCTTTAATTCTCATAGCATTATCTCTTTTAACAATAGCCATATCACGATCAGAATACATTGGTTTGTGATCAGCACCTGTTGCAAAGATAACCATTTCAGCTTCCTTGATAATCTCATTGAGTTCATCAACCAAAAGCTTGAAACCACTATAAGATTTCAAATTCTTCCAACGACCTATCAATTCGTTATTTATTTTTGAAACTTCAATCATAAGTCCTTAATTAAAGTATAGCATTTTTTAGCAATACTGTCTAATTATTTAATATTTTTTAGCTAAGTATGAATAGCCATTCTCTGAAAAATAGTGCCTACATTGAACATTTGTATCAAGAAATGTTTTATAGCCTTCTTTTTTAGCTCTATCATAGTATGGATAATCATCATCGTTTTGCACCCAATCAAGCCAAGAGATTTTTTCTAATACATCTATCCTAAACAAGACACAATCCATTCCCATTCCGTCAACTTCTATCAATTTATTCATTGACAAAAACATATTTTTCTGTTCTTCCTGTGTTTTATCGTGCTTCCAAGCAACAGCTCCATCAATATTTCCATTATCTGCGTTGTGCCTTCCCCAATAAACACCTCCTACAATGGCCTTGTCGTGGCTCAGAAGCCTCTCTAGCACATCTTTTGGTGGTATTGTATCAACTCCAAAGAAATACAGATGAGTATAAGTTCCGGCTAAGGCTATTCTTCTAAAATATTCTCTCTGTATCTTTACATTATTTTGTCCTCCGTATTCTTTTAAATCCCATCTCATCAAAACTGTTTTATTTTCAAATGTTAGTTCCTCTACTCTTGACAAAAGATGTTTTAATGAGTATAGCTTTGCTCTGTGATAGGGAACAGCTACTAATATTCTTGGTTTTTGCATATGTTTAGTTTAAATAATCACATTCTGAATAATGCTTGTCGCAAGTGTTGCAATAATCACCGGCTCTTTTATGTTCTACTTTTGCAGAATATGAAGCTCCGCTTTCAGACATCTGAGATATTCTCATTCCTTCAACTCTCCATTGTTGCCACTTGTCTTTTATCTTTTTTAAAATACCCATATTTTAGTCAATTAAGGGGATCGCTTTTTCTGATTTACGATCTTCCCATTTAATTAATTCTCCATTGAAATCTGATTTTGTATGGATGGCTTTACCTTTACGAGCAAGCCACTTATCTCTGAACTTTGTATATAAATCAGCTCCTCTGTGGTTGATATAATAATCACAAGTTTTTTCCCATTCCTCAACTGTTATTGCCTTTCCATAATGTTTGCAGAAGCCTCCAACAGCGCCTTTATAATACGAAGGGAGATTTGGTTCTCTTTCTCCAAAAGAGATTGAAAAATGCGGCCTGAAAAGCATAATGATATCCCTGTATTCACAACCCATCCATTCCCTCTCAAGATAAGGAGTGTTAACATCTTCTGGTGTTATATAAAAATCAAACAAACGAACTCTCCAATAATCAATATTTTTATCATTCAGATCAATCCCATCAAAGTCTATATATTCATCGGCATCAAAATAATATATCCAATCAGGATTATATTTTATAGCAGCTTGATAACCCCAATCTCTAAGATCTCCTTCTGCTCTCCTTCTGCCTTTAGGATCTGAAGCCCAAAAAGCATTCCGTATAACTTCAGCTACTGCCGGATGAGCTTCACATATTTTTACAGTGTCATCAGTTGAAGCATCATCAACAACAATAATCTTATCAACAAACTTTGCTGCGTGATCTAGGGTATTTTTTATTATCGCTTCTTCATTACGAACTCTTGTTATTCCTATAATCATACATTTTTAAATATTGATTAATTTTTTCTTTAACATTGTGATTATCTAAAATATACTGCCGGTTTTTTAGTCCTTCTGATTTGTTATATTTTCTAAGCTCAGCTTTTAAAGTTTCAAGATCATATCTTAGCTTTAAGGCTCTACCGGAATAATTCCTCTCTCTAATTGTATCTGCTTTATTTATTCTAAATAATCCATCACCAATAATTCCTTGCTTCATATAAGCTCTACTGTCTAGGATTAAAACTTCTCGGCCACAAGCCATTGCTTCGAGCGCTCCTCTGCCAAGAGAAACAACTAAATCAGCTTCATTCATTGCCTTTTCTGTTTGAGCAAAGTTATTAATCCAAGCAAATTTCAATCCCATTTCATAGCAAGCCTGTTTAACAAGCTCTGCTGCTTCTTCTCCTTTGGCTAGACATAAAACTTTCTGCAAGGTGTCATTTGGTTCTGTCTTAATATTAAACCTATCAGTGTCAATGCCATTTAAAATTATATAGTTTGAATAACCAAGAGAAACTAAATGATCAGCGACTTCTTCTGTTACAGAAATATATTTATCAGCTCCAATAACTGGTTGTTCTAATTCAGGATAAACTCCGTGAGAGGTAAATATTTTATAGCCTTCAATCTTTTCTAAATCATCCAAGCATTTATTATGGTTTATAAGCAACAAATCATATTTTGGTTTTGGAACATCTACTGTTGGAAGCAAGGCTGAAACACGACCTTTGTTCCTAGTATAAACTTCAACATCGTGTCCTAATCTTTGAAGCTCTTTAACTATCGTATAAGTCCAAGTTTCTGATCCGGCAAAATTATCAAGATGATTAGTGGCTACTAAAATATTTAACTTCTTTTTTAATCCATCAGGTTCTAACTTGAATAATTTATTTAATCTTTCTAGTGGATATTTTTTATCAAGGATCTCCTGATTTTTCTGTGAGAATGTTAAGCGACCATCTGACTGGCTATGTAAATGGACTATCGGTTCTGAGGTTAAAGCAATCTGCTTTCCGGCCTCCATCGCTCTGAAGAAAAAATCACTATCTTCTCCACCATTATAAAATTGCTCATCAAAACCTCCTAACTCCTCCCAAACATTCCTGCGAACAACGAAGGCAAAACCAAATGGAAAATCTACCTTAGTTTTATCTTCTATCATTTTAGCAGTCCAACCATTTTGTCTTGCTGTATCTAGAAATATATCAACACCATAAAATATTTTATCTCCGTCTGAAGGGATGGTTTGCGCTAGTCCAATAATATCTCCTTTAGTTTCAACAGCCTTTATCAGAATATTTGGATCAGGAATAGTATCATCATTTAAAAAAATAATCGTATCGGTTTCAGCTAGTCTTGCTCCCTTGTTACAGTTATGAGCGAATGATCCACCGGAAACAATAATGATATTAAAAATATAGTTAGGAAGTCTGTCTAGACAATTCTTTAAATGATCGTGCCGGTTGTGATGAGGAATAACTATATCAGCAATTATCTTTTCTCCGGAGAGCTTTTTATACAAATCAATCTTATCTTCTTTAACAGCATCAACATACTCGGCTGATCTGTAATGAGAACATCTTTCTGCAGGCACTCCGCAAAACTCGCAAACACCACCTATAATTCTAGGCTTTGACATAGGGTTTTATAAATTTAATTGTTATACCTAGTTCCTTGAGATCTTCTCTGCCGGAAAATTCTTTATCATCTCCGTAGTGAACAAACAATAAGTCATCATCAGGAAAGATTTTTCTTAAAGATTTGAAGTTGCCATCGCCTAAGAGCATATTACTTGACTTGATAAAATACTCTAAGTTCTTAACTCTTTGTTGCAAGTTCTGCTTTGGAAAATTTCCAAACAATTCATAGTGAGGATAATCATCATAAACCAAAACAACTAATTTACCACCAAGACACTGCTTTTTAGCTTCTTTTATTAAATGATAATCTTTCCTATTAAAGCAATCAAATGCTCCAATGATTAAAACTGTTTTACTCATTTTGTTCTGTGGATGAAATACTTTCTCTTTCCTTTTGTTTTAAGGAAAAAACTAATTCTTTCAACCAAGTTATATTTTGTTTAGCAATCTCCACTTCAGCTTCTTTGGCTTGAAGCTCATCTCCTTTTTGTTTTATCATCAATAGTCTTTGAAAGATTTGAGCAATGTTTGCCGGAATTGACTTCATTGTTTCTCCTTGATAATACTCAGGGTTTCTGATTTGTCTTAATGCGTGCTTCTCAGCTTCAGCGATATCTTTTTCATCTGTGCCTTCAAAGTTCTGTTTATGGAAGCGATCATATTCTCTTGCCATATCTTTCAAGACAAAAGAGTGAGCGATATAGCCAAGTTGCATTGACTTTAATTGTTCCTGAGTGCACTCAAGAGAAATTGCATCTAAGTCAATTTCACTAACATTTGGTTTTAAAAATTTTTCATTCATAGATTTATTGAGCTGATGTTTCACCAACAGCTTTTACATTATTAGTTTGATTATTTGAATTTGATTGTTGAGAGTTTTGATTGGCTAGTTGATTGGCTGCAATATTTTGCATTGATCCTCCTTGCATTTGCATTTGAGCTTCTCTAGCCATTTGTGCTTGACCAGTTTCAAAGTAAAGTTGTTTGTGTGCGTTGATATGAGCAACTGTTGCCGGAGTTTGTTCAGCTTGTCCGTGAATAACAATGTGAGAGAGATGATCTTCCTCAGCTTGTGCTTCAACATCTTTTTTATTATTTCGGTTAAGCAATTCATTCTCCATATTGGCTTTCATTTCATCAGGAGTTTTTGGTGAGATAACATTTATTTCTTCTTGAGAAATTCCATATAGTCTTAACAAGTGTCTTTCAGCATATCTCTTTGAAGCGATTGGTTTTGTCGGATCTCCATTGATGATTGGCAACACTGCAGCAAAGGCCGCTCTATCTCTCAACCTATTTTGTTCCATCTCAAGCTTAGATCCAATTTTAATATCAGGATCATTGATGGAAATAAAATCCTTTCTTGTTAGAGCAATAAAATTATCATTCATTGCTGACTTCAAACGGATAACTTTCTTTTCAGCTGCAGCAAAGTTTTGTTTATAAAGTCTATACCATAGCTTCCAAAATCTTCTTTCTCCCCAAGCATTTATCTTTGAGCCAAGTAAGAAACGAAGATTGGCATTGGCTGTTGTCTGTTGCACTTCACCAAGAGTTCTTTGTTGGTCTGATAAAACACCGGAAGCATTTTTATCTATTCCAGTTGAGATTTCAATATCTCCATCAAGTGCTTGAATAACATTTAGTGAAGTATCTAGCTTAGAGCCTGACTTATTCAAAGGCCTAACAACTGTATCTCCAACATCTCCACGAACAGCAATGAACTTATTAAAAGCAAAATCAAGATCCCTTCTGTTTAGGATCTTATCTCGGTTATACATATACATTGGATAGATATCAGCCTTAGCAGCGCTCATCTGTAAATTCTTAAATACCGATTTAGCTCTTTGCTTATCTTCAACTAGATCAGGAACTGAAGTCCCAAAAGGATCTGTTCTGTTTGGTGAGTAGTAGTTAAGAGCCAATGGAAATGGAACTAATGATGGATCTTCTTTTTCGGCAGCAGTGATTGCTTTAATTTCTTCAAACCGGAAAATGTTTGTAACTTCATCATCAAAGGTAACAAGAAACTTTCGGTTGATGCCATCGCTTCCTTTAATCTCCATAAACTGATCAACCATATCATAGGAAATATTGTTCTTGTTTTTATTGTGTTGATCTTCAACATCATCTAGTCCTTGCGCTTCTCTATAAGCTGCTTCAGTGAGTTCGCTATCTGTTCCTCTCTTGCCTGATTTTTCTTTAAGTAAGTGAAGATTTATAAAGCCTCTCTCCGGTGTCATCTGTGATCTGTTATAAGAAACTTCAAAACCATTCCATCTGAAATTATTAATAATCAAATGACCACTAGGATCAGGCAGCCAAGTTAATGGGTTTAAAGATTTTGGAATAGGAGTTTTTGTTTTCTTATTCCATCCTGATAATTGTCTAATACCAACTCCAAAGAAGAAGCGATCCCATTGCACTAAATAATTTAGAACATCCATTCCCATTTCTTCATAATCAAACTTAGCAAGATCTTCAGTATTGGCTGCAGCAGTAACATCTCCCATATCACGACCGGAGAAGGTAACTTGCATTTCGTCTGAATAATAAACAGCAAGCATTGTATTCATCACATTGAAGATGGAAGTATCTCCAATTTTATCTTTCTGTTTTCTTTGATTGTTGTAGAGTTTTAATCTATCTCTAAATTCAATTCTTTTTTCTCTGACATAATCTCTTGATAATCTAATCTCCTCTTTGGCTTGCGCAATTATATCATCATAATTATAATCAATCTTTGCTAATTTTTCCTCAGTCATATTTTTGTTTTTAATAGACATCTTCCAAGTCATCAGCATTAGCAATGACATTTTGGAAAGCACTGTCCATATTTAGTGGGTTAATATCCTGCTCAAACGGATCATCAACAGGATTGTGATGAAGTTTTTTCTTTTCTTCATCGGCTAAAGGAACAACTACGATATCAGCCTGATAAGCTTCGGCATCTGATAAGTCATCATTTTTGGCTGCAGGGAAATCATATAACTCATTGAGCAATTCGTTCGTGTGTCCAACTGGAATGAAATATCCTTGTGAGTTTTTATTTCCTACTGAAATGATTTTGCCTTGCTCATAAAAACCTTGCAAAGCACCTTTAATCCGGTTCTCTTTGTTTCTGCCCATCGGCTTTAGCTCCTCAATCACCGGAAAGACTGAGCGCCTATTTTTTTCTTCTTCAAACAAGGGAAGGATCTGATCGGAAAAAGCTTTTTTTTCTAAGCCAATTTTTATCAATCCTTTGTTAGACCATCTCTCCCAAACTTCAAATAATAAATCAATAACTCCCTTAACATTTCTTTTTTCTCTTTTCACTTCTACTCTAAATCTTGCGCCATTCGGAGCAACAAAGACAACAACACATCCAGTATAATCAGCATTAGCAGTGGTGGCATCAGCAGCATCAATCATTGCATATCCATTGAGGGTTGTTCTTAGTCTTATCTTTTCAAACTCAGCCATTGTTATTCTGTGCTTAGGAACTTGATAGCTTTGATTTTCATCTTCCGGCTTTGGAATAAGCTCCCATAACCATTCGGCTTTAAAGCTTCTATCTTCTTCAGACACTGGATCATTTAAATATTCCTGAGCGAAAGCGCTTGTTGATTGTCCTGCTGACATCATATCTTTTTTCTTTTGTTCTAATCTCTCAAATGACCATCGTGAAGGCCAAAGCAAAGTATTTTCAGGATCATTAGGATCATAGGCCTTATATATTTTGCCTCCGTGATTGTCAATAAGTTTTTTTAATAAACTATCTTGATGGAGAATTGTTCCAAAAACTTTTATAGCTCCAATAATATCTATTGCCGGTTGAACTCCCTTGTTATAATTGTTCTCATACTTCTGTCTTTGTTCAGGAGAATTAATATGCTCATCTTCTTCCACATCATCTAGGATAATAAGATCAGGCCGCCATTGTCTTGTCTTTAGACCACGAATAGTTGAGTTAAATCCTTTACCACGAATACGAACTCCGTTGATAAAAACATCTCCTTGCGCTTCTTTTTGTTTAACACTATTTGTTATAAGTCCATTGTCTTTTTCTGCTCCAATGCCAATCAAATAGCCATAATAATAATTAATCTTTTCATTATCTATAAACTCATCTGAAACACCTTTGATAACTTCTGAAGCTTCAGTGGCAGTCTTTTCAATTAAAGCTATAAAGTTTCTTAATCGGTGAGCGCAAATATAAATCAAGCATAACTGAATAACTGTCGTTTTAGAAAATCCACGAGGAGCAGCAGTATATTCATTCTTCTTTGACATAATCCTTGCTATCAAATCTCTATGAAAAAACGGACTTTCATCTCTCAGATAGTGAGGCATTATGTAGTGGCCAAACAATAAGATCTTGTCAATCATTTCATCTTCATCATCATAGTTTTTAAAGAACGAAACTATTGCATCCTTGTTGTTTATAATAATCAAATCTTCCAGATCTGTTTTCAGCTGTTTATTTAATATCATAGTAAATACCAATCTTCAGCCAGTATTTCTTCTGTTATCAAATCATATTTTTCTCCTTTCTCATCAATGAAGTGTGGAACAAATCCGGTAACTGACATCTGTTTGTTAAGTTTAATATATCCACTCCAGTCTTGTCTTTTAACTTTCATTCCGGAACGCAAAGCATACATCGCATCCTCAAAATTAAAGGGAGCATTATCTTTCAGATTTTTAATTTTATCTTCGTCTAATAGCATAATATTTTATTTTAAAATAATTAAATAACTTTTTGATAAGAGCTTCTATAAGAAAATATAAACCGGCAAATAAAATAATCAGAGTTGAAAACAACATTATCAAACCAATGGTTGCAAGGATTTCAAATAATAAATACATACTACAATTTTTTATTTCTAAACTCATCAAGCATTTCCTGAACAGCTACCTTTGAAAAAACTTCTCTCTTGATTGCTCGGCTATCTTCTTCATCTTGCTTCCATTCATCAACATATTCAAGAAAAATCTCAGCGGCTCTAGGATTTCCTGAGAGAGCTTCATCTCTCATTGCTTGCAAGATATCAGGAATATCATCCTGAAAATATCTCTTTGTTAATAATCGCTTGGCTTTTAAAATCATTGGGTGTCTAAGCCAATAATAATATTGCATTTTTGTTATTCCCAATTTACCCATTGTTATTGGAGGTGATGGTCTTAAGGCTTTAGGAAGCATAGCAATATTTGCCATTTCAACTTGCCAATCTTCTAATGGATTATCAAATCCGGCTATCTTGATAATCTCCAAACTCGGATCTATTTGAATTTGTATTTGATTTTTGTTCTCCATAATTTATTTCAACTACTCTACTTGGATCTACTTTTTCAATGATATGAACTTCTGCTCTTGGTCTATCAGGATCAACTTTAATCCTTCGGCCATTATCATCTACGAAATTATGATTGTCATCGCAAATCATATTTTCTTTTACAAAGGCATCCAAAATTCCTTTGCACATCAGACTATAATTATCTCCATCTCTCTCTCTTTGTGTTTCAAAATATAATTTAAAATGAACTCCGATCTTTCCTTGAAAATGATCAGGGAGTGTTCCCTCATCTCTTGCTTTTCTAATATAAAGCTGAGCAAATCTTTCCCACCTATGTTTTAAAACAACAACATCGCCTTCTTTCTTTCCATATTTAACAACCTTGTTAATGCTATCAGGAGATTTCGGAATAACTAGCTTGTAAAAGTTTTTTATAACTTTTGGCATATTTAAAATATTGTGTCATATTCTTGATCTGTTTTAGGCATTGGCGCTTCAGTAACTGGAGGAGGTGGCATTCTGTCAATATCTCTTTGGGCTTCTCTCGCATCAATCGCAATTTGGGCAATGCTATCAGGCATTGGAACAACTCTTTTTTCTCCCTTGTATGTAAGATCTATTTCCTCGCCATCAAGTTCAATCTTTTTTGGTTCTTCAATTTTTGTTTCTGCTTTGGGAGCTTCTCCAGTAACTTCTTTGACAACAGCTTTGCCGGTGAAATATTCCTGAAGTGCATCTAGTTGACCTTCAACTAAATTGACTTTATCAAAATCAGCTCGCTTCCATTCGCAATTATTTATAGCTGATCTCACGACAGCAAAAAAAAGACCAACTCCGTTTTGGTTTGGCTCATTCAAGTTAGGTAAATTTGACATAAAAATATATTATTTTTTATAAGAGTTGCTTGCAATATCCTGCCGAAAGGACAGGAAGGATTTAACAATTCCCAATGTTAAGCTTGAAGAAAAACTTATTAAACTCCAAGCAGGATATTATAAACAACTATATAAATTCAGAAGGCTTATCGGAATTAGAGGAGGTATTCTTATTCCAGTGGACTTTTGCTTCTAGTAACAAAAGGCCTTCTTTATTTATAATTTAATTATAGCATATCAACCAAATCTTGCAAAGTAATACTTTTCTTAATGACAAATATGGATATTTATGTTGTAGTAATTATTCTTTAATAAATGTATCTTCTTTATAACCTTTTCTTTTTTCCCTTAATTTAAAAGCTTTGGGGTTTCTCTTTTTTTCATAATTTTTTCTTTTAATTTATTATTGGGAGCGAAGCGACAAATGAGATTTTAGAATAAATTTACTCTCCGAAAGGAGATTTATTTAACCTTCATACTGAACTTATCCACAAGTTGTTTCTTCCTTTCTTTAAAGTTTTCTTTCTTTTCTTTATTAGTAGTCATATTGACTACAGCTTCTGTAGTCATATTGACTACAGTACTATAGTCATATTGACTATAGCCTTTCTTGTTTATTTCGTAGTTATACACAGGTTTGCCAAATTTTTTCTTTGCTCCGGCTCTACAATTTATTAAACCTTTATCTAATAATTTTGCGATTGCTCTTTGAATATTTCTCCGGTTGATCTTCGTGGCTTTTTCAAAAAAAGAAAAACTAATCGGAGCTTGTTTCCGAGAATAACCATAGGTTTGTCTAACAACAACCAAAGCTATTCTAATCTCATCCTTTGAGCATACTCTGCCGGACAGGATTATAGCTTCAAGTAATTTGTTGGCAACTCTAGTATAACCATCTTCAAGTTGTGGATTTTCTTTTGACATAGGGATTTCAGCAATTAAAAAAGCCGAGCGACTTATCTCTGTCCACTCCACCAACACAGGGAGAACCGGACTTTATACCAGTTGGAGATAAGCCATTCGGCTTCCTAAATTGTTTGTTGGTTTTGGACATATTAAAATTATTATATAGCATTATTGGTTTTTCCTCAATATTTTTACATTTGTTATTTTCTTGCCAAAATTTTTGGCGGCTTGAATATCAGTTCCCATATAAATATCAAAGACATCACAGCCATATCTCTTATTCATCCGATCATAGACTTCATATTTTTCGCCTTCAATTTCAACGATTGTTCCTTTGAGATAACAGTTATTGGCCACAATTTTATTTTCCATTCCAGTTATATCTCCAAATGCTCCCCAAAATGGGGTTGCATCGGTTTGCGCTTCCACTGAATTATAGGCATAAACAGTTCCGGTGAACTCATCTAGCACTTTAAATAGATTCGATTGCTTCTCAGCATCACCGGATTGAGGCAGAACTGGCTCAGGTGAAGCGATAGCCTCCTGAACTGATACTTTTGCCTCCAAAGACTTAAAATCGCTTAGATGGGATTGTATGGCCAAAACCGGTGTTGTCCATAAAACGATATTAAGAACGATCATAATTTGGAATTTGTAAAACCATTTAACCATTTCTTTTTCTCTGTTGGTTAGTGGAAGATAATTCCTTGAGCTTTTTAGAATACTACCCATAAGCATTAAACGAGCAGCATTGTTGATTTTTGTTTTTATTTTATTCATATATTTGTTTTTATTTAAATGATTTTTTAGCACATTGTTCACAATATCCTTCTTGGGCTTCACATTGCTCTGCTGTTAGTTCTTCGCCACATTCACAAAGATGACTTCCATCTTGACCTCCGCAGGTATCGCAGATTGTTTCAATTTCTTTGTCGTAATGTTTTTCAGGGTTCATAAGTTTTTTAATTAATATTTAATGATAATTCTATTATACTCCCTTTATTATTTATGGTCAATAGGTCTTTCTGTGGATAACTTCTCCCTTTATTATAATAAAATGCTATAAAGCCTTTATTAAAGCCTATTGACAGAATATTACTTTTAACATATAATGGGTATATAAAGAATAAATAATAATTTTTAAAACTATGCCAAGACCAATTAAATGGGTAGATAAAGGCTTTAAAGCAATTAAAGTAAAAGTTGATGTCAACACCCATAAACAGTATAAGGAGAAACTCAGAAAAATAAACTCTACAGCACAAGATCATTTAGCTGAACAAATAAAAGAAAAGATAAACGAAAAATAACATTCCCCAATTTATAATTAATTTAAAACTTATGTCTGAAGGACAAAAAACACTAAGCTTCAGCGAGGCTGATGTCAAAAGATTTTAAAAACAATACAAGGAGGCAGTTGAGAAAGAAAAGGAAACATTCAATTTTGATGACAACGACTTTCTAACTCAATATGCTAAATATCTACTTGAATATTTAGAAGGACAACTTAAATAAATAAAAAAACTTATATGAGCAAAGAATTACAACTAAACCCTGAGGAAAAAAAAGTTAGTATTGTTAATCAATATACTAATGAGCAGCTTCAGGTGATTAAACAGCACATTGCTGTTGGCGCAACAAACGATGAATTGATTTATTTCCTTCAAGTTTGTAAAGCACAAAACCTAGATCCCCTATCAAAACAAATCTATTTTGTTAAGAGAGGTGGCCAAATGAATATTCAAACTGGTATTGATGGTTATAGAGCAATGGCTGAGCAGTCAGGAACTCTGGCAGGGATTGATGATCCTGTTTATGATACTGAGGATGCTAAAAATCCTAACAAGGCAACTGTTACTGTTTATAAAATGATGAGAGGGGTGAGAACACCATTTACAGCATCGGCAAGATGGAGCGAGTATGTTCCTTCCGGTGGTCAAGCTTTTATGTGGAACAAGATGCCCTATCTTATGCTTGGCAAAGTGGCTGAAGCGCTTGCACTGAGGAAAGCTTTTCCAAAGAATTTGGGAGGAGTTTATACTGAAGAAGAAATGGCGCAATCAGGAGGACTAAATAAAACTCAATTAACTGGTGGTCTTGAAACAATGGTTACAGCGAAGCAGATTGATAAGTTAAAATATTTAGTTAAAGAAAGAGGCCGAGATATGGATAAGATGGTTAAATATTATAATAGAGAAAGACTGGAAGATTTCAGTTATGATGAAGCTGAACAGGCTATGAAAATGCTTGAAAGCTTACCGGTTGTTGAGAAAGCAACAACTATAAAAAAGGAAGCTGATCCGATTGAAGAACAAGAAGCGGAAATTTCAGAAAACTTTGAAGCTGAAGAAAAGAGTAAAGAAAGTTATGCTGAAACTGCTGCTAAAGCTTTTAATGGTAAAGTTATAAAGAGAGATACTGAGCCTGAAGTTGAGGAAATGCCGGATGATGAAAAGAAAGCTATTATTGAGGAGATTAAAATATTAGCAAAAGAGAAGAAAGTATTTATGACAGTTTTGGCTAGGAAATATGATAAGAAAGATTTGAGTGAATTAACAATGGAACAGTTGGATGCTATTTACCAAGAGCTAAGCAAGTAAATATATGAAGATAATAAACCTTGAACAAGGAACTGAGGAATGGTTTGCTGCAAGAATTGGCAAGCTTACAGCATCCAATGCTCAGGCTATAGGAGCGAATGGAAAGGGTCTTGAAACATATATTATAAAGATAATGTCAGAAAAGTATTCAAAGGGAGATCGGAAGAACTTTGCTAATGAACATACTGATAGGGGGAATGAGCTAGAACCAAAAGCAAGAGAGTTATATTCTTTTTTAAATGATACAGAAGTTAAAGAGGTTGGGATGATGAAGCTGAATGAATATGTTAGTTGCTCCCCTGACGGATTAGTTGGAGATGATGGAGGAGTGGAGATTAAATGTCCTGATGATATCGGTTATTTCAAATTCTTTATTGATGGAGAGAAAAACATTGATAGCAAATATCTTTGGCAAATTCAGATGAACCTCTTAATTTCAGGAAGAAAATGGTGGGATTTCGTAGCTTATAATCCCAACTTTGATAAATCAATGTTTGTTTTCAGAATATTTCCTGATGAGGAAAAGTTTAAAAAACTTGAAGCCGGATTTGAAGTAGGGATAAAGAAAATAAAAGAGATAGATAAAAAACTAAGTCAATAATTATATGCAATCCAAAAGAATAAAAAATCTTCAAGGGATGGTATATACAACATTGGAGGCAGATGAGTCTTCTAGGAATAGTGATATTAGACTAACTCAGGTTATTTGGTATAGATATTTTCAGAAGTATTTATTTAAGAATGATAAAGATCGTTGGTGTGTAGAGCTATCTTCAATGTTTGAACTTCCAAGAGAAGATAATATAAAAAGGATCAGAGCTAAAATTCAGAACGAGGAGAAGAAGTTTCTCCCCTCAGATCCTGAAGTTAGAAAACAGAGGAAAATAAGCGAAGATGATTGGTATGATTGGGCTGCCGGTAATAAATTAAATCCTGCTTATGGATAATAAAATTCACAAAATCCACAAAATCCACAAAATAAAAAGTCAGTCTGATCCGAAAACTGTTTATGATGTAACAATATTTGAAGATGGCTTTTCAACCTGCACTTGTCCTTATTATCAATTCCGGCAAGACTGCAAGCATATAAAATTTATAAACGATAAATATTATAAAAAATAAATAACAATCCCTATGTTAAAAAGATTTAAACTAGAAAAGGTGAGAAATCGCCTGAAAGAATTGCTCATAGATAAGAGTGATGATCCAAGAATAACAATTCAGATTTATGAAAGAGATGCTCTCTACTCAGTATTTGAAGAAGTTTATTACAAAGGAGTTTCAGAAGGCCGGAGAGTGGAAAAGAAATATCTTGAGAGAAAAGTTAGAGAGATAATTAATTAATAATAAAACAACTATGAGCAAACAACTACAATTATTTTTTGATAAAACCCTAGACAACGAGAGAAAAGTTAAAGATATAAAAAGGATGATCAAGGATGCGCTTATATCATCTCAACAATATTCAGAGCTTGAAGAAAAAAGAAAAGAGATAGTAAATAAAATGAGGCAAGTTCAAGAGGCTATCTTAAGCGATTATAATTCAGAGATTGATAAGCTAGATCTTCTAAAGACTGAGGTTGAACACGACAAACTAATGATATCAGACAAAGCCTTGAATGAACTTGTAAAAGGTAAAATGATTGAACCGGTTGAAGATAAGTTTGGAAATAAATATGAGGCTCAATTAATTGTTAAATTTAAAAAAATTAAATAAATATAAAGGTATGACAAATATTGGATTTAGTATGGAAAACAAAATTACAATCAATGGCAAGACTTACATCGAAGAGTCAACCATTTCCAAAACAACACTAGCAAAACCATCTAAAGGGATGAAGTTTTGCATTATCAGGACTTATTCAGCAGGAGTTTTTGCTGGTTATATTAAAAAAAGAGAGGGAAAAGAAGCAACTATTATTAATTCAAGAAGAATTTGGTATTGGGATGGTGCAGCTTCATTATCACAATTAGCGATGGAGGGAACAAACAAACCAGAAAACTGTAAATTTGCAATGGAAGTTCCAGAAACAGAACTAACAGAAGTTATTGAAATTATATCCTGCACTGAGAAAGCTAAAAATAATATACTAAACGTATCCGTATGGAAGAAATAAAAAGCTCTGGCTCTGGCTATGGCTCTGGCTCTGGCGATGGCTCTGGCTCTGGCGATGGCTATGGCTCTGGCTATGGCTCTGGCTCTGGCGATGGCTATGGCTCTGGCGATGGCTCTGGCTCTGGCTATGGCTCTGGCTCTGGCGATGGCTCTGGCTCTGGCTATGGCTCTGGCTCTGGCGATGGCTATGGCTCTGGCGATGGCTCTGGCTCTGGCTATGGCTCTGGCGAATAAGATTAAATAATTAAGATATAAGTATGTCATTAACAAAAAAACAAGTACTAGAAAAACTAGATGATGTTAAAAAATACATCACCGAAATTGAAGACGATAAAGTAAAACAAAAAGAAGAAAAGAAGTTTGAAATTAAAAACAGATTTACTGGTAATGTAATTCACACCTCTTCTAAAACAACCTACAAAGAAATATTAGAGGAAGCAGTTAAGAGCGGAGCTAACCTACACGGAGTTGACCTACACGGAGCTAACCTATACGGAGCTAACCTACGCGAAGCTAACCTACGCGAAGCTGACCTATACGGAGTTGACCTAGACGGAGCTAACCTATACGGAGCTAACCTATACGGAGCTGACCTACACGGAGCTAACCTATACGGAGCTGACCTACACGGAGCTGACCTACACGGAGCTAACCTATACGGAGCTGACCTACGCGAAGCTGACCTACGCGAAGCTAACCTATACGGAGTTGACCTACGCGGAGTTGACCTAGACGGAGTTGACCTACACGGAGCTAACCTATACGGAGCTGACCTACGCGGAGTTGACCTAGACGGAGCTGAAATGCAAAATGTTAAATTTTATGGCAAAGGAGGAAGCACTAAAATAAAAAAATCACATTAATGAATGGGCTGAACAAGGTAAATACGATGTTCATAAAAGCACAAAACATTTTGTTAGAATCAGGAAGAACGGGAACAAAATATTGGATTGAGTTAGAAAAAGAAAATCAAAGGATAATGGCTAAACTTCTTGATAATGCTGTTGAAAAAGACAGAGATTTTAATTAAACAACGGAGAGTGTAACTCCAACGTAAATAATATGTTATTCAACAAAAACAACCTAATAATTGCGGGGATTACCTCCAAGAAAACATTTAGACCGGAACTTTCGGCAGTCCTTTTTAAGACAGACAGAACAGTTGCTACCGATAGCTACTCCCTAATAGAAGTCAAAAATCCAGATTATATGCAAGATGCAGAATTTCCTACCATAGAGGGCGAAGAGGTGAAAAGAGAAATTAACGAAATAATCCCTAGAAAATCGGTTCTAAAAGCCTGTAAAAATTTATCCAAAGTTAAAAATCAAGCACTGGAAGTATTACAGAATGCTGTATTGCTAGAAGGAGAACAAGTAGGACTAGCAACAACAGACCTTGAAAAAATATACATTGTAAGGACAAGGAAAGTTGACGGTGAATATCCAGACTATAAACAAGCAATACCGTCAGATTATTCTGAACACAAAACTGTTACAGTTGATGTTAAAAGACTTAAGGAGCTTTTAAGCATTCTAGACAAAATGGATATAAAAGAAAAACAAATAGAATTTTATATAAAAGATGGAAGTTTACCACTTGTTATAAAAGCAGTAACAGTCCAAAAACAAGAAATAACCGCAATGTTAATGCCAATTAAAAATATCTAAACCAATATGAAACACTTCTTAACAATGATAACAATCCTTTTCACCTTAATTGCCTTTTGGGTTGGAGCTTTATTTGTACTTAGTTCGTTTGTGAGGGCAGATGAAGTAATGATGCAGGCGACAGTAGAGGAAACGGAGATAAATAAATGTGTAGAAATTTTAAAAGAAGCAGGCTATATTAAAAATTAATAATAAAAAAATGAAACAAGACAACCTCATAAAAATAGTTGAGCCTCACAAGATAATCTCAAGGGAGGTAACACCAACTGATGTTGAAAGAGTTTATTATGATGCTAAAGAAATGTATAAACTGATTGGAACTAAAATTGGAAGATATGAAAATTTCTATTCGATTGCTCATTGTCAAATAACGAAGGATGACCCACTGAGATTTTTCTTATTAAATCCAAATGAACCATCCTTCAGGGATATGCCGGAAGCAATTATAATAAATCCAAAAATACTAAGACATACAAATCAGGTTATAGAAAAAGAAGAAGGTTGTTTGAGCTATGCTAATCTCCCAACAATAAAGGTTGAAAGATGGAATAAGTGTGAGGTTGAGTTTTCATATTTGAAAGAGGATATGACCATAAGCGAAAAGATAGTAATGAATGTTTCAGGGAAGGTTGCACAAGTGTTCCAACACGAAATCCAACATATGCGAGGAGAGTATATTTATAAAATAAACTAAAAATTATGAAAATCGCTTTACAAATTTTTTCTTGGATCGCAGTTGCTCTTGGCTTCTTGGCAGTGCTAGTAGGAGAAGGAGATTATTATGCATTTATTGGTGGAGCGCTGTTTATGACACAAGGGATTTTATCCCTGATCTATATCAGCAAATATCAATAGGCAGACAAGCAAACAAAAAGACTGGTCTATTTTGGATCAGTCTTTTTGTATTGGCCGATATCCTTTAATCGTTAAGGCGATCAGCTCAGCACAAGTTTTTTGTTTTTATTAAACTAGTGATATTGTTTTTGTTTTCACTAATATCTTACTGTTTAATTATCTTGGTCTTGGTCTTGTCGGTCTTTCAATCCTTGTCGGTCTTTCAATTTTCTTTGGAATAACATTCTGTTCAGTGTCGCTTAATAAATATCTTTCTAATACATCAAAGGTTTGAGCTGTTCCGGCAATACCAAGAAGCGTTGCAGAACTTTCACCTATGTTCATTGCTCCTCTTTTTCTAGTAGTTTCTTTATCAGATCCTAACATCTGAACACCTCTAGCAAACTTTTCTACAACACTGACAACCGGAATTGATGGCGACATTCCATAATCAAATATTGATCTTAGCCAAGAACCAAATATCGGTATTGTTTCAGGGATTTGCATTAAGGCTTTTATTGCAAAGTTTCTCTCTCTAGTTGATTTCTTGCCCGTAACAAGCGAGTTTAGCCAGTCAACAATTTCATCCCAAACTGCAGTTCCTAGTGAGTAATAAACTATCATTGCAAATATTGCTCTCATTTTTTTAGTGAACTTTCCCTTGATAACTCCTGACATCATTAGATCGTGAGCAATTATTCCAAATCTATTTAAGACAAAGGTTTGAAAAGTTAGGATAGTTCTAAATCCTTCCCCCTTCATAAGAAGCATTGGTCTATCTGCTATTTCAGAAGATCCTTGAGTTAGCCTCATAACAAAATCTGCTTCTTGATCTGCTTCTTTATCTGACATTCCTTTGGACTTTGCAATCCTATACATTGTATTTCTTACAGCCGAAGCAGTCTTCATATCAGTGATCTTCATAGGGAGGAAAGATATATCTTGAAAGGCTTTAGCGGCTCTCCTGAAGAAACCATCACCAGTTAGCCCTGAAAGTTCACTATCTCTTTGTATTTCCCTGATTGATAGCTCTCCTGCACCTGATCTTGATCTGAGGCCGATTGAGCGCTTCTTGGCACGAGATGAATATGTTGGATCTATCATTGCTCCGGTAAATCTTGCAGTCAATTCAACTGCTGCTAATTCACCATAATTGGTATGAACATAAGCAATGCCATCAAATATAGCATCTAACTGCCTGATAACTGTTGTAATCTTATATCCTAAAATAGCTTTTGAGAGGTTCATTCTAATACGAGCAAGAGTTGGATTGTGTTCTGATCTTGATAGAAAGCCTCTGTTGCTAATTGCATCAAGATAATCTTTCCAATATTGCATCCCCTTCATTCCTGAGGCTTCTCTGTAGGCCTCTGAAGTTACGATTGAGTGGATTTCAGATAACACCGGCTGAACATTTACATAATACATTTGACTTGAATATTCTTCAGCAACTACATTGAAGATATCCCATCTCAATATTCTGTTAACATTATTCTTTCTTGCTTTAGTGAAGCCTTGCTCAACTTCTGATTTCCGGCCGATAAAGTTTTCTCCAACAGTTGGTTCAGGAATTTCTCCCTCTCTCTTTTCGTATTTAATAGGAAGATAGTTTTGGCTCTTTTCAAAAGGTCTGTTTTCTCTTTCTTCATAGATGGCCACCAATCTATCCTCATTCTTTTCAAATACAGATCTAAGTAGTGCCATTGCCTGAGCTTCATCTTCATTTAAAGCCGGAACATTATCCCAACCCATCTCTTTCTTAAAGATGTTTGCTTCAAACTCTTTACCCTGCTCCATTGCTGACCAGTAGACTATTTTAGCTTGCTCCTCTTTAGTCCATTCTTCTTTTATAAGAGATAGTTTTTCAAGGAGTTCAACCATTCCTTCTCTTTCTTCTTCTTTAGCAGTTTCAATAGCTTTGGAAACTTCTTTGCCCATTTTAACATTTTCCCCCTTGTAATTCTGATAACCATCCATTATATCAAACACCCTGAAGGAGTGTATTGCTCTTAGATATAGATTTGGATTTTTATCTATATCAAAGGTTGAGTTAGCAACTCTTGCGCTGTTTGCCTCTCTTTGTCTTTTATCATAATTGTTCTTTAACTTCAGTTTTAATTTACCGATATTAATAAGCTCAATTATGGTTTGATTTAATTCCCTGATTTGTTCAACATTCATTTGATCAGGTCTGATTTTATCTAAAGCCTTCAGTCTATTAACAACTCTCTCAGGGATGTTTAGCTCAGGATTTTTCTTTATATACTTTGATAAATCTTTTAATCTATTAAGGGTTGCCTGCATCTGATTTTTTACAGAATATCCTTCTAATATCTCTAACACTTTTTTCTGATAATCAACTGCAATCCCCTTTCCGGTTTGAGTAGATTTTTTAACAGTCTTTGCAAGCTTCTTTAGTTTTTCTAGCTCAGCTCTTTTATCTGACTTCTCAAGCATATCATCTATTCTGATATATCCTTTGAGTAAATCCTTTTTAGTCTTTGCGTTTTTGATAAGATCAAGAAGCTTACCTTTTTCATTCAGAGGAAGTGGCTTAGCAAATTCTATTAAAGCTTTTTTAATTTCAGCAATTTCATTAAAGCGAGTGGCAAAAACTTCGTTCATAATATTGCGCATATCCTGCCTGCCCATTTTAACACCAGTGTTTATGGCTCTTAATCTCATTATCAATAGCTGCCTTTCTGATTTAGTTATCTTTCTGCTAGGAGCATTGCCAACTGCAACCCTGATGGCTTGTTTTAGAGTGGCATTTTTAGGAATAGCTTGTTTTTTAACAGCTCTTTCTGCCATAGCCTTGTCAATATAATATTGTTCCGTTGGGGTTTTTTCTCTAGCGAGATCTTTTTGAGCTTGCTCATAATAATATTCTGCCTTGAAAAGCTCTAACAATTCATTGTTATTCATCTCATCTGCTCCACTAAATAGAGTATTGTCAATATTAACATTTGGTATTCTTCTCTTTATAATTTCTTCATCAGTAACAGTATCTAACATCCAACTTCTTCTACTAGCCATTGCCTTGAAGTTTTGATAACCAACATATTGCTCCTGAGAAAAGTTTGGAGAATATTCTCTAGCAGCCAAAATATCTGCTTCAGCTTGAATTTCCTCATTCATTATTCTATCCATCGTTTCTGCCCTTCTCATTTCAAGTTCAAGCCTTCTATCATCTTCTGACATTTTGGTTCTATCATCTTCCGGTGTGGCTCTGTTTAAGTCTTGAGAGTTTTTTTCTTCATCATCTATCTCTTGGAACTTTTCATTTCTATCAGCGACATAAGCATAGATGGTTTTATCATCCCTGTTTAGTTTTGAGAGAAGTCTGTTATATCCGTCTAATACTCCATAACCTCCATCTTGCCAATGACCAATAATAATTGGATTATCTAGGTTGCCTTCGTCAAATTTACCATCTTCATATCTATTAACACCATCATCAACATATTGTGCTGCGTTGTAGTCTTTTATAAGCTCCTCCTGATTTAGAACAGATCTAATATTAACTCTCTTGAGAGTGAAGTTCTGACCGTCGATAAGATTATAAAGCCATTCATCCTCAAAATACTTTTCAGCATTTTTTTCATCGTTCATTGATATACCAATCTTATCTAGCTCAACTTCTTTAAAATGATCAGCGACTTGTCTGCCGGAAAACTTATCTTTATTTTCCTTAACACTCTCCTCTGTTTGAAAAGCCTCAACAGCTCCTTTATCTTCAGGAGTAATGTTTGTTTCATACCAGTCATAGCCATATTGATCAACAACCTCATCTCCAAAGTTATCCTTGCCTCTAATTTTTTGCAGATAAGCTCCGAAAGTTGTTTGATATCTGTGAGCAATTCCTTGATATTGATCATCAAGATCAGGATATCTTTCTAATACTGTTTTAAATTCATATCCTGCTTCTTTAATTTTACTCTCAAGAAACTTTATTGCTTCTTCCCTTGTTGGGAAAGAGGTGTTTTCAAAACCATCAACAGTAATCTTTAAAATTGCCTGAGTGGCTTCTTCGTTTGGTTGAGTTATAATAGTTCCAAGAGGGGTTGATCTAACTTTTTCATCTTTAGAATAATAGTTGATATCAGGATTTTTGAAATTGGTTTTTCTTTTAAAATCTTCTCTTTTCTCGTCAATCGCACTAATATCATCAGCCTCTTTTGGAGCATCATCTGATAAATTTTCAACTACATCTTCGTAAACTCCATTATATTTTTTATCATCCTCATAGTAATTTCTTAAATCATTTTCAACATCATAGTCTGATAATGTATAATCAGAAGTTCCTTCGGCTGCCTCAAAGCTCCCATCTCCATAAACTCTAGTAACTGTTTTTTCTTCATCCCAAAGATAAACAGTATTACCTTCTACAACATCTCCTTCTACATCTGTTCCTTCACCACCGGAAGATTGACCATCCCAATCTTCAATTTTCGTGGCAGTAAATGCTGTTGGAAACTGGACTTTCTCAGCATCGGCAGATAATCTAATAGCTTGTTTGATGGCCATTTCGTGCCAGTTGTTGTAGTAGAAATCTATGATAGGTTGCTTCTTGATAAGAGCTTGTTCATCTTCATCAAACTTATTATCTTTTAATCTTTTGATATCTGCTTTAGCTTTTTTAATTTTATCAGCAAGATCATTCTTTGTTATTTCATAATCTTTTGTTGCAACATATTTCCAATCTTGTAGTGTTTTCAAAATGTCCTTCTTCTTTCTAAACTTGTTATCACCTTCATATAAAATACTTCCTTCATAGAAATCAAGTTTATCTTTTAGACCTCTTTCCACTTCAAGGCCATAATTATAATCTTCACCAATTTCACTGGCACTTTCAATAAATCTGATAGCCTTGTCAAATGGCTTTATAGCATCACTTTTCTTTTTAACTACAGCATTATGTTCTTCAAGATCTTTTGTTCTCTTTTCAATCGCAACATCTCTATTAAACCCAAGCTCACTTTTTTCTTTCTTTTGGAATAGATCTGATTGAATTTCTAAAACTTTTGCTGTGCCATCTTCCATAAAAGCAATTCTGATATGAGCAAAATATCCATCTTCTCTGAAATGATTATCTGAGAAGCCACTTAAAGCATCTGATTTTAGAATATAGGTTGCTATTTCTTTTATGTCAGAAGTTAATTCTCTGCTAATTGATCTGCCACCATCTTCAACACCATAATCGCTCCATTCTGAAGTTTCTTCAATTTCAATAGGTAATAGCTCAGATATAACAGCATCTCTCAGTTCCTGAATTGAGATCTTAGGATTGTCTTTGAATTGGCTATCAAGAACAGCGCTAACAATTTCCCTTTCAATATTCTTTAGTGGGAGAGATTTTGATTTAAGTAGATTTGATAAAAACTGATAGCTTGCAGTTTTTCTGTCGTTTAGTTCAGGATGTTCTAAAAACTTTGTTGTCATTCCTCCGGTTATTTCCTCCTGATACATAGCACGAACATCATTTATATTGTTATAGCTTTTAGCAAGCTTTTCTGCGGCTTCTACTTTCTGAAGCTTTGTTGGTTTTCTTGTTTCAACTTCTTTGTAAAACTCATTTATCTTATCATTAGCGCCAACAACTTTTTTTAGATTTTCTAATATCCAATCAAATAATTGTTTTAACTTACTAGATGGAGCTTTTTTTGTTTGCAAATATTTTATAAAGCCATTAGCTAATTCTTCTTCAGCTTGAACATCACTTAATTTCTTTCCGGCAAATCTTCTTTTAACTTCATTTAGCACTGTCTGCTTCTGAGTGCTATCCATCATAAGATCCATAAATGCGTGGACAGCTTCGTGAGATGGAGTTGATTTGTGTGGACTATTTATAAATTCAACAATCGCTTGAGAATATCTGCCATAGTCTTGCTTGCCATCAGGAGTTCTTATTTTGTTTTTAAAATTAATGGGCAAATTTAGATCACGAATAAATGGAAATGACTTATATTCTTTCTCAGCCTCTTCACTGGTGATAAATTCTTCTCTCCTCATATCGGTTATTTGGCCTCTGAGGTTTTCATCTAGTTTATCTTTATTAACAATAGCGATTGTAGTGTCAGCAGGATTTGGCTGAGGGATAACAAAGCCATCATATTTTCCTTCATTCCTAACTGCATCAGCTAGATCAGTTCCATTATATTTTTCAATATAGGCTTCTTCTTCAGCCGGTGTTATGAATGTTTTTAGATTGAATTTAGAGGCATCAAAGTCAAGAGTATTATCTCCAAACTCAGTTTTTGGTGCAGCAGAAAACCAAGCAGCCTCTCCCCATTTACTGTTAGAACCCATAGTAAATCCTCCTGATCTTATTTCAGTTGGATCAGCGCTTGTCTGATGAAATATTCTTGTAGCCTTATAATCAGTTTCAACAACCCTGCCTTGAGCATCTTCAATAAGCTGATCATAAGTTCCTGATTGTCCGTTCCTTTCTTTTATTTGATTAACAACATCTCGTTCTTCTGCAGTCATTCCCTCTGTTTTACTTTCCTGAGCATATTCAACTAGAGCATCGTAAAGCTCTTTTGATTTTGTCATATCAAGACCAGTTGATTTTGATATGTTATTGACTGCTTCCTTTTCTATTTTTTTTCTTTGAGCAGTGTCAGTTACATTAATGGCCATTGACGGAATTGAAAATGCCACTGCCTCAATAGCTAATTGTTCCATTGATGGGAGGCTAAATTCCTGATCACCTAAACCAAGCTCAAACAATACTCCGTGTCCAACATCAGCAACTCTTTCTTCAAGCATTTCTCCTATAAGTCCATTCCATCCTGCTTTATTGACTAAATTCATTAAGTCACTAGTTTTTTTATTTGGATTTAGTTTTAAAAACTGATTAATAAAAGCAGTTTTCATTAACTTATTTTTAACTGGAGCGGCAATTTCAGAAAACAATCCTCCACTATGTTCTGAAACTACTTCAACCCAAGTAGCACCAAATGACTGGACAAAGGCAGTTTCCAAATCTTCTCCATTGTCAGTAATTAGAATTTCAAGGTGTCTTTGATCATCTTCAGATAGCTCCATATCAGGTAGCATTCTCTCAAAAGTTCCTGCAAGGATGCGAGTTGATCCGGCAACTAGAGCTTGCAATGTTCCACCGACAATAGAAGCTCCTGATTTTAATCCTAGTTTACCTGCACCAAGTGTCAGTTTTCCTGCTGCAGTTTTTTCAAGTTGACTTTTAATAAGCTCCTTCCCCTCCTTTGTGAGCAACTTAGTTAGAGTGGCCTCAGCGCCTTTTATGGTTGCTTTTTTCCCTGCAGTATAAATACCTCCGGTTGATAATATTTCAATAGCAAAAGCAGGCATATTTCTCACAATATCAAATGCCTTATATCCAAAACTTGTGTCTTTTTCAGCTTCAGCAATAAAATTCTGCAGGCTCATCAAATCTTCCTTTTCAGCTTTTCCTTCTTTCAATTTGTTGGCAGAAACAAGCAAGCTAGACATT